GGATTTTTTAATACTCCACCCATACGAGCCATAAAACTTCTTTTTCTTGCTGGAATATTTTTTTTAATTCGCATAGTTTTATCACCAAAATTTACTTTTTTAATGTTACCTGTTGATCTATCTCTTACAAAAACTTTAAATTTTTTAACATCTCCTCGTTGAATTTTATTTAATTTAACTGTTCTGCCTTGATATTTAGCCATTATTTATCTCCATTAAATGCTCTGCGAAAAGCAGCAAACAAACCATAAGGATCATTAACAGGATAGCCTAATTCATTTAATTTTTTCTTTGTAATTTCTTTTTTCTTTTTTTTAAGCATCTTCTTTCTTCTTTTTTTTCTATCTGGATTTTTTGCATAAAGTGGATTCATCATTCCCATTATAATTTCCCTTGTTCTTTCATGATGTCTGATATTCTTTGCATTTTTGCTCGTAAATCTTCATCTTTATATTTTTTTCTGTTATCATTTATTTCTTGTATTTCCTCTGGTGTAGTAATCCTTTTTCTATGTTTTCTCAAATCAACTTTTTCATCTTCTCGCTTAATCTCATTGCCCTTGCTGGTGTGTGTTGTTTCGCCCATAAACTATCTTCCATTTCAAATCCAGCAGTAGTATATTCCTTATTTCGCAATGCTTCAAACATCTTCTTAAATTTAGCGGTTTTCGGCTTTCCTAATTGAAAGCACATATGAATAATTATCTCTTTTGCTTCATCAACAATATCTAAATCTTTACATAAATCCATTGCATCTTGATAAGCAATTTGAAAGTCATAATCAAAAACTTTTTGTAGTTCTTCTTGGTCATATCTTACACCATCTTTAAAATTATCTTTTGGTGTAACTAAATGCCCATAGCCAATCGTGGCAAATCCAAGATGGTCTTTATAGACAGTATTACGATAACCTTCCTCTTTTTGTATTTCTGCTTTTATATTTTCTAAATTCATATCGTGCCTCCATAACTTTCATTTTCATCTAAATCTTTAACTTTAACATCTTCACCTTCCCAAGAAACAATTTTTTCAGTTCTTGTATATTCAGCTTCAATACACTTTTCTAAATAAACCGCCATATCTAAACATTCTTCTTGTGCTTCTTTTAACCATTGTATTTGAGTTTTTTTAGTTTCTTCCATAGTATTACCAAACTTAATCATTCCTTGATTTGCTCGTAAAGCCATTTTATCCATTACTCTTTTAACAAGTTTATCTGGTGTTTTCATACTTCTCCTTTAGTTCTATCATACTGACAAAATTATGACCTTGTATATGTCCATCAGCTAATAATAATTGACTAACTCCATAACTCCATCCATTAGCATTATTTATAGCATAATTTTCAATATGACCAAAGTTCATTGCTGTTCCAACATTCACAATTTTAACATAATTACCTCTACCTAATTTACTTGCTCTCCAAGATCGTTCCCTATGACTATGACCAAATACTATGTCATGTGTAGCAGAATTAGATATTTGACTTGCCTCTGCTAATTTACCCCCTATTTCTCTACCCATTTCATTTAATGGAACATGAACAAAAGCTACTCCTTTAATAAAAAAAAAGTCGCCATATTTAGAAATACCCCAACCTCTTATTCTCCAAAGGTTTTCATATTGCTGTGAAAATGCACCAACAACCTCTTTGTGTTCGTTTTCATACCGATATAATCGTAGTTCGTGATTACCTAAACAGTAATGCTTATAACATTCATGATTACCCATACCTTCATGTAATAATATTAATGCTTGTTTTGTTACATCTATATCTGCTGATATAGGCGGTTTTGCTCCACCCTTAACAGTATGGTTTTTATCAAAAGTATTAACTGAATCAAAACTACAAAAATCACCAATACAAACTACATAATCTGGTTTATATTCATTTATTTGTTTTCCTATCCAATAAAATCTATCTAAATTTTCATCTGGGGAAACATGAGCATCTGGTATAACAAATACTTTTGTTGGCTGTGAGAAGCTAGTTGTTTGTGCGGCTATTCTTACAATAGGTTTTTTATATTCTTCTATAATTACTTGTGGTTTTGTATCTTTGTACCTGTGCCATTCAATAGTCCAATGAGAACTACCTAATGCTAACTTTTCTATTTTATCTATTTTTCTTTGTAGTGTTGTTCTTGGAATATTTAAAACATCTTCAACTATTTTTTTTGCACCTGTAGGATTATTTAAACCACCTTTGCCAATAGGCGGATAACCTTTATCTAAAGCTTCATGTAGCTTTTCTTGGATAAGTTTTAGCTCGTCCCATTCCTTATCTTCCATAGAAAAGTATTATACTAATTTTTATAATTTTGCAAAAAATGGCTATTTTAGTAATTTAATAAAAGTATAAATTCCAGCTAAAATTGTTCCAATAAATAAAGCAACTTTTAATCCGCCCATTCCTTTATTAGATATAGAATTAAGATCACGAATTTGTTTTTGCATAATATTTATATCTTCACGAATATATTTAACATCTGTTTTTAACTCAGCAATAATAACTCTTTCTTTTTCCCAATCAGACATCTTGCATACTTTCTATTTGAAAAATTTCTGGGTATTCTTGTAGTAGAAAATAAACTGTTTTACTAATCTTTTTTGTATAATTTTTATCTATTGCAAAGGTATGTAAGCTATTAATTAATTCATCTAAATTTAATTCCTGTAATAGTGTTTGTTTATTTCTTAGTTGTCTATATTCTTTAAAATCTGTACCTTTATTAAGTAAGGTAATATAATCAGCAACACTTTCACATTTTCTTTCATATTTTTTTATCATTACATTGCTATTTAATGCTTTTATATGAGGCTGTGTTTTGTCAGTTTCTATCATTCCATAAAAATTATTAGCCTCTAAAGCAAATCTTGATAAACCCCAATTAGATTCAAGTATAGCTTGTGCAACAGAAACAACCACTATTACTCTTAATTGTGGTGGAATTTTAGAATTAAATTCAATCGTACATTCTGTAATACCATAAACAAATTCATCTTTATTTTTATAACTAAAGTCCCATTCATAATTAAAAGGACTACACAATAGAACTAAAGTTGCACAAATTGTTTTAATCATGTTTTGCCTTGCTTGTTATATTTTTTCCATGATTTTAATTTATGTTTATTTTTTGGCTTGGAACGAGAAGAATTTCCTATTGATGTTCTTTTAACTACTTTATCAAAAATTGATTTTTGAACTAAAGTTTGTTTTGCCATTATTTCATATTTGATAATGGATTTTCTAAAGCAAGTTTTATTTTTTTATCAATTTTTTCTTCTAATGATTTCATTTCATCTTTTAAATCATTAACAGTTTCTTTTAAATCTTTAGAATTTTCTCTACCATCCTCTTTAACTTGTTGCTCTACATCATTAACAATTTTTTCAATTCGTCTTACATCTTGTCTAAGATCATTCTTTAACTCGTTAGCAACATCAGAAACTAATTGTACTTCCTGAATTATCATACTCATTTCTTGAGTTATCATTTCAGTTTCTTGTTGTAGTAATTCTAATCTTTTATCAAAACCACTTAAATCTGGTGCTGAATAATGCTCTATCTTGTCTTTCATATCAAGATAATCTTTATAAAACTCAAAACCAGCCCATAAACCACCACCAAGAGTAGTTAAGGCAGTAATAATAACAAATATCTTGCCACCTTTAAACTTTATTCCAGCAAATTCCATTTCTGCCATAGCTACTCCGAATCCGTCTGCCATTGTTGCATTATCATATCGTTCATTAATCCATCACTTCCCGCAAATAAAAAATAACTCGCTATATTATTATCAGATATAACTGTATCTGGTAAAGTAACATCTGAAAAAAAATCAACCCTATCATTTAGTGCTTGTTGAGTATCAAAAAAGGTTTTAGTGTTGCCTAATACTTGCATAACCACCAATGTTTTAGTTTGGCTTACATCATCATATCTTTTCTTATCATCAATTTTTTTCATAATCTTTTTAACAGCTTTTTCTTTAGATGATTCTTTCTTCGCTATTTCTTTTGGTTTCTCAACTTCTTCTTTTTTTTCTTGTTCTTTTTCTATTGGTTGTTCTTTTTTTTCTTCAACTACTTCGTTTGTTGATTCAGTTTCTTCCTCTTTTGTTTCTTTTTGTGATTCCAATTCTTGCGGTGCTTCTTCTTTTATATCTTCTGCTACATCAATGGTTTCTTCAACAACTTCCTCAATCTCTAACTCTAACTCTGCTTCAACTTCTATTTCCATTTCCATAACCTCAACTTCAATTTCAGCAATTTCTATTTCTTGAATTTCTAGTTCAACCTCATTATAAGTAGGTTCATCAATAGTAATTGGTTCTAATTCATATCCTTCATTAGTTTCAACCATATCATTTGATTCAAATACATCTTCAACAAAATCAATAACATCTTCAGGTGCATCTATATTTAAAGCAATAAACATTTCTACTGATGTTATTTCTTGGCTGATAATGGTATTGACAACATTATATAACACGGAGACTGATACATCATCAAACAAGGGAGAAATGCTTAGACTAATATCCCTACCTCCTATTTCTATAATGACAGTAGTTAAACTTCCTGAAAAATCCCAACCACCTTCATAAGATTGATAACCAGAATTTGTTCCACTAGCTGACAAAACATCTGTGCCTGAAAAAACATTTGTATTTCCATTTTTACCTGTAATGTGCATATAAATAGAATCATTTGCATCTTGTTTATCTACCTTAATTGTATAGTTAGTTTCACCACCTTTAGTTATGTTAAGATTTGATATATCTACTGTTTGAATAAAAGTAGTTCCCATATTAGGAACACCCATTATTGATGTAGAATTGCCTGAACCTGTAATTCTAGCACATTTATCAGTTCCTAAATTTCCGCAACCAGAACCACTAGGCATTGAAGCAGAACCTTGACCACCCCAATCAATATCCATATCGCCCTCAAATTTTGAGGTTACATAATTATTATCACCATCTAATAAATCTCCAGAGTCCTCATTAATAATAGTAGTTGTTGTAATGTCAGTTGTTGTAGTTGTTATTATTGTTATTCCATCTGACTCATGAATAATTTCTTCTGTTATAGATTCTTCAATTATTTCTTCTATCGTTGGAGTACAAAGACCTATGGTGTCAGTTGTGCAATCTACAGCTTTACTAGAAAAGGATAGGGAAACCGATCCACAAAGCCATAGTT